TAAATCAACAAGACAGGGATTCTATGTTTGGAAGTAATGATGACGACGAGGATGATGAACCTATGGTTTAATCTATGGCATACACAAAAGAACAAGTATTAATAGAATATGTGAAGTGCGTAAAGGATACCCCTTACGCACTTCGCACATATTTACAGACCTACGATAATACAGTATCGAAATTTGTTCCTTTAGAATTATTTCCTGACCAAGTAACTTTACTTGATGACTACGAAAACTATAACGAAAATATTGCATTAAAGTATCGTCAGGCGGGTGTATCTACCGTGACCGCGGCTTGGGCTTCGAAAAAACTGGCATTTGCAAAAAAAACAAAACCTGAAAAAATATTGATTATTGCCAACAAACTTGATACTGCTCAAGAGATGGCCAATAAAATTCGTGGGTTTGTAGAACAATGGCCTTCGTGGGTTGATATTGGTTTTACAAAAGAAAAAAACTCACAAAGACATTACAAATTAACAAACGGATGTGAGGTAAAGGCGGTTGCGACATCAAAAGATGCTTTACGTGGATATACCCCGACAATATTAATTTTCGATGAGGCGGCATATATTGAAGCCGATTCGGATTTTTGGTCCGCTTGTATGGCGTCTTTATCTACGGGTGGTAAAGTGATTGTAATTTCGACACCAAATGGTCACGACCCAATTTATTATGAAATTTATGACCAAGCCGACAGAGGGATGAATGATTTCAAGGTCTCTGAAATGTATTGGTATAAAGACCCAAGATATACAAAGGATTTATATTTAGTTCAAACCGAAGATATAATCGATTATTTTTTAAATAAAGAAAATTACAAATCAGACCAAATAATTCATATGGAGGATTACGATGTTAATAATCCTGAACAATATGAAAAACTGAAACATTATATGTCAACAGGATACAAACCTAGTTCTTCTTGGTTTGAGTCTATGGTAAAAAAACTAAAGTATGACAAACGAAAAGTTTCTCAAGAATTGGAATGTAACTTCTTGGGTTCGGGTGATAACGTATTTGATTCAAAAGTATTACAAAAAATAAGGGAAAATTTCATAAAGGACCCTGCAAATAGAATGATATCAAATTCACTATGGATTTGGAAGGAGCCTGTTACCGGACACAAGTATGTAATGGGTGTCGATGTATCAAGAGGAGATTCAGAGGATTACTCAACATTTCAGATAATTGATTTTGATACAAGAGAACAAGTTGCTGAATTTGTGGGTAAATTACCACCTGACACAATGGCAGAAATTTGTTTTAAGTGGGCTAATATGTATTCTGCATTCGTTGTAATTGATATTACCGGTGGTATGGGTGTGTCTACATCAAGAAAAATGCAAGAATTGGGATATAAAAACCTGTATGTTGATGGTGTAGATTACCAAAACAAATGGAAATACGACCCTAAACAAGCAGAAAAAATTCCTGGTATAAACTTTAACTCAAAAAGGGTTCAGATAATAGCGTCTTTCGAAGAAGCGATTAGACACGATTTTGACATTAAAAGTTCAAGATTGTTAAACGAAATGAATAGTTTTGTTTATGTAAACGGAAGACCTGACCACCAAAAAGGTGGACACGATGACTTAATTATGTCAGCCGCTATGGCAATTTATGTCGCCGAGGCGTCTTTTAGTCAACTCACCAAAGTTACAGAACAAACAAAGGCTATGATAAATTCTTGGACAATACAAGAAGATGACAGTCCATCAAAATCTATCGCCTTTAATCCCCAAATACCAAATTTTTCATCAAGATATCAAGACCCTAATTTAAATTCAGGACCGTCAAGAGAAGATTATATGAAATATGGTTGGTTATTTGGGGGTATGGGATAATATTTATCTATACTACAAAACTATTGTTTATCTATTTATACTTGTAGTTAATTTTATTATATGGAAAATAATCAAAATCTTACAGTTTGGCAGAGACTGAGTAAAACATTTGGACCTTATTCATTGTTAGGTCAGGACTACCCAACTTATCAATATGACAAAACGGAGTTATTAAAAACAACCTCCAAACAACAATACGAAAAAGAAAAATTACAGGCTCAGCAAACTTATTACTTAGCCAATCAGTGGACCAAAATTGAGAATAATTTATATACTCAAGCCACTTATTACGAACCAACAAGATTAGCGTCGTTTTACGATTTTGAATCTATGGAATATACCCCTGAGATTTCTGCAGCGCTTGACATTTACGGTGAAGAATCCACCACAGTAAATCAAGATGGTCAAATGGTTCAAATTTACTCTGATTCACAAAGAATAAAATCTATTCTAACTGATTTATTTAATAACGCCTTAGATATTAACACAAATTTAACGATGTGGACAAGAAATACTTGTAAATACGGTGATAATTTTGTGTATTTGAAGCTTGACCCTGAAAAGGGTGTTGTTGGTTGTATGCAATTACCAAATATTGAAATCGAAAGATTGGAGATGGGTATGGCATCTAAAACTTATAATACTGAATCGGACCCAAAAAACACCGGTCTGAGATTCAAATGGAAAGCCCGTGACATGGAATTTAACTCTTGGGAAATTGCCCACTTCAGATTATTGGGTGACGACAGAAAACTCCCATATGGAACATCTATGTTAGAAAAAGCAAGACGTATTTGGAAACAATTAGTATTGGCCGAAGATGCAATGTTGATTTATCGTACATCAAGAGCCCCCGAAAGAAGGATTTTCAAAGTGTTTGTCGGTAATATGGATGACCAAGATGTTGAGGCATATGTAAATCGTGTAGCAAACAAGTTCAAACGCCAACAAGTTGTAGACCATAAAACAGGAAATGTAGATATGAGGTTTAATCAAATGGCGGTTGACCAAGATTATTTTGTTCCTGTTCGTGACCCGGCACAGGCTAGTCCGATTGAAACTTTGGCAGGTGCTCAGAACTTAGCCGAAATTGCCGATATCGAATATATTCAAAAGAAATTATTAACCGCGCTTCGTGTTCCAAAAGCGTTTTTAGGTTTTGAGGAACCTGTAGGTGATGGTAAAAATCTATCATTGATGGATATTCGTTTCGCAAGAACAATTAACAGAATTCAAAAAAGTATGTTGGCCGAAATGAATAAAATTGCCATCATACATTTATTCTTATTAGGTTTTGAGGACGAATTAAGTAATTTTACATTAGGACTAAATAACCCGTCTCGTCAAGCGGATTTATTGGCAATTGATGTTTGGAAAGAGAAGGTACTACTTTATAAGGACGCAGTCACAGCAATCGAAGGTATTGCACCTGTATCGGTTTCTTGGGCTAAAAAACACGTACTTGGATTCTCTGATGAAGAAATCAAACTTGACCTACAACAACAAAGAATTGAAAAAGCGGTTGGTGCTGAACTTACAAATACCGCAACAATTATTGTTCATACGGGTATATTTGATAATGTTGATAAATTATACGGTCAACAAACAGGAACTACCGCAGCAGCGGGAGCCGCACCTCCACCACCACCTGAAGGCGGAGGAGGAATGGGTGATATGGGAGGAGGCGAAATTCCACCGCCACCGCCAGGTCCTGAACCAGGTGGAGGAGCGGGAGTAACTCCTGAGTCAAAAAGAAGAGACAATATGAATATATTACTCGAAAGTAATGATTTGATAAATGAAGATGACTTCATAGATTTATCAAGAGCGAGAAATTCTTTGGGAGATATTGGAGACGAACTCGATAGAATACTAAATGATTAATATTTATTATAAAATATTTGCAAATGAAAATAGGTGTATTAAAATCAAGAGTTGAGAAATTACTTTCTGAATCATACGGAAAAGGAACTTTCAAAGAAGAAATTAAAAATTTCAATAGAAATGTTTTATCAAATAAAAACATATCTAAATTATTTTTTCTTTATGATGAGTTATCAACAAATAAAGGTTATGACCAAAAATTAGCTGAGGATTTTGTTTTTGAATCAATCACAATGTTTGAAAACATTATAAATAAGACAGACAAAAGGGATTTAGAAAAAATTAAAAAGTGGGTCATAAGTGTTAATTCACACAACCAATACACTGATATAGATAACTTGTTTTATAATTCGGGTGATGTTCTACATTTAGAAAACAAAGTTAGAAGTAAAAAAGTAATTGTTGAGAGTTTGAAAAAAACTCAACTTAATGAAAACAAAGAAACAATTCTTTTACCTTTAAGTTCTATGGTTAAAGTTGCAAATAAATCTATCGAAGATTTTATTTCCAATTTAAACGAATCCGAAAAGAAAGAACTTAATTTATTACTTAAGGAAGATGAATTAGTTTTGGTTGAGCAATTTCAAAATTTGAAGGATGAAGCGGTAGTTAAATTAGTTGTTGTATTAGAAGGTGAATCTGACGAATCGGTCAAAAATACAATTAACGAGACGATAGATAATATCAAATCCAAGAAATTTGACAGATTAGAGTATTTTAAGTTAAAGAATTTGGTCGATAACATATAAATTTTTGACATTCTGACAAACTTTATCTAACTTTTTTTCAGGCAAATAAACTCTGAAAAAAATGAGAGAATGAAGAAAGGAAAGACCGCTAAATTAAGCGGGTTCAAATCGTCAAAAATTAGTTATGGAACGGTAGATTCAAAAAACTTAAAATCAGTTTACATTAACATTCAAACTTGGGTTCAACCAAAAGACGATTATGAGAATTGGACAAGAATTGTCCTAAATATGTCAAGGGCGATTAAACACGTAGTATTCAATTGTATTGACAAAGAAATGTTCGAAGAAAAATTTATTGCGGATTTAGATTTAAGAACAAGCGGAATTCAATATAAAAAAAGGTCTTTTATGAATTTAGAAATTAATCTTTATTTAGTAGAAGAAATGGATTTCAAGTCAACAAAGTTAAAAAAATCAATCAAATCTATCGTAAGTTGTATTCACTCTGACATATTCAGACGTAACGAATATTTTGATTTTCATTTAAGTAAAAAAGACAAAACTGAACTTGTAGAAGTATAAATATAAAGTTTGAGGTATTTATATAAAAATATCGACATGAACGAACTTAAAATATTGAAACCCTATGAATCGGGAAAAGGGATTCTTATTGAGTATGACGCAGGATATGTGTCACCAAAAGAATTCGGAAATCAAAATATTTTGATGGAATCCAAAAGTTTTATGGACCACAGTAAACCTTTTGAGTTTTATGCGGTTCTACAAAAATATAATACACCAAATCGTAATGGTAGGATTTATCCTGAAAAAATATTAAAAAGAGAAGCGGAAAATTATAAGAAAATGATTAATAAGGGTGTTTCACTTTCTGAGTTGAATCACCCTGAATCATCTTTAATTGATTTGGATAGAGTTTCTCACATTATCACTGAAGTATGGTGGGACGGAATAATATTGATGGGTAAATTAAGATTGTTAACGTCACCTGGATTCCACGAAAGAGGAATCTGTTCTACAAAAGGAGATTTAGCTGCGAACTATTTAAGACAAGGAGTCACTTTAGGTATTTCATCAAGAGGTGTTGGTTCCCTTAAAAAGATAGGAGAACAAAATGAAGTTCAGGACGATTTTGAATTAATTTGTTTTGACTTAGTATCTTCACCATCAACGCCTGGTGCATATCTTTTTTCTAGTCCTGAAGAAAGGGGTAATTTTGAAGAGAACTTGGAGGAAGAGAATAAAACACAGAGAGAACGTCACGTAGGACCTGAAGCAAACAATTCTTTAGACCTAATGAAACGATTAAACACATATCTCAATAAGTAATCCTTGATTTTATAAAATGTTTTGATGATATTTTATAAAAAATAAAATTATGGACGAAAAATATTTCATTGCAAAACTTTACTACGAATTTCCTGATGAAGAAACTGGTAAAGTAAAAAAGGTAAAAGAAGAAAAACTTGTAAAAGCATATAACCCAACAGATGTTGAGGCTAAGATTACAAAAAGGTATAGTGAATTAACTTGGGATTGGAGAATCACGTCAATTGCGGAAAGTAAAATTGATGAAGTTATAGAAGTATTGTAAATTTTTTTTCTTAAAAAACTTAATAAAAAGGGGAATCCAATCGGGTTCCCTTTTTTTATTTATTTAATTTTTTTTAAATCAAAATCACAGAAAATGAATTTTTT